TTGCCGCCTACAAGGGCCAGTCCGAGAAGGTGAAGGCTGCCGAAGACCTGACCGCCACCGTGGAAGCCCTCAAGGCCCAGGTGGAAGAGTTGAAGAAGATCGCCGCCGAAATCACCCCCGCCCCCAAGGGTCTCGGTGACGCCAACCCGCCTAAGCCAGCACCCGTGATGTCCATCCCCATGGACAAGGGCGCTATTCCCCCCGAGGCCGCTCCTGTTGTGGCCGGGGTTCTCGACAAGGTCATTCCGAGCGAGGAGCCGGCCCTCGCCGACCCCGCAGCCAGCCCTGTGGTGAACAAGGTGGCTGCTCAGATCGCTGCGTTCTTCAACGCAGACGAGACTGAAAGCCCGGAAGCCGAGTAAGTTTCTCACCCACAAGGAGACGAGAGAGATGGCACTGAAACCTGATCGTCACATTCTGGAGACCGACATCTCCCTCGTGTGCAATGACGTCCACGAGAAGGGAGCTGTTCTGGTCTACAGCACCGCGTCCAGCGGCACGGGGCTTTACACCCCGGGCGTTGCGACCGTTGCCGCCAACCCCTCCGGCAAGGTTCCCGCAGGCGTCAGCCTGGCGGCCTTTGTCAACATCGACCAGACCCGCCAGAAGAGGAACTTCCAGCGCGATGAGCAAGTCATCGGCGAGAAGGCACCCCTGCTGAAGAAGGGCTGGGTGGTCACCGACATGATCGTGAGCGGCCAGGCTGCTTCCATCGATGCTGGTGTGACCGCTTACCTCGGCGCCAGCGGCAAGCTGACCACCGTGGCCAGCACCAACCCCGTTGTCGGCCAGTTCGCCAACAAGGTGGACGCCGAAGGCTTCGTGAAGGTCTACATCGACCTCCCCGCAGTCTAATCACAGGTAACCTCTCAAGGAGACAGAACAAATGAAGAAGCCCAGTGATGAGATGGTTGGCCTGCTGAAACGAGCCGGCGACCATGGTTTCGAGACCGCCAGCGCAGCTCAGCATGAGCTGGCCAAAGCCCTCACCCTGCCCCTGCGTCAGGGCATCCTGAAGGGTGACATCGTCAGCGGTATCTACCAGCCGATTTACTTCGCGCCTGGCACCGCTGTTGAGTTCCCCCTCGACTTCTTGGCCCCCGGGACCGAGAAGGACTTCGTGGCCTACACCGTGCCTGCTCAGGGTCGCATCCCCGAGAAGCATGTGAGCGGTGACTTCGTGATGGTTCCGACCTACGAAGTGGCCGACTCCATCGACTTCGCCCTGAAGTACGCCCGCGACGCCCGTTGGGACATCGTCGGTCGCTGCATGCAGGTGCTGGAAGCGTCCTTCGTCCGCAAGATGAACGACGACGGCTGGCGCACCATCCTGTCGGCTGGCAACAGCCGCTCCCTGGTGGTGTACGACTCGGCCGCCACCCCCGGCCTGTTCACCAAGCGCCTCGTGGCCCTGATGAAGACCATCATGCGCCGCAACGCTGGCGGTAACAGCACCTCGGTGAACCGTGGCGCTTTGACCGACCTGTATGTCAGCCCCGAAGCCATGGAAGACATGCGCTCTTGGGACCTGAGCCAGGTCGATGACTTCACCCGCCGGGAAATCTTCCTCGCCGGCACGGGCAACGAAGAGTACGGCCTGACCCAGATTTTCGGCGTGAAGCTGCACGATCTGGACGAGCTGGGTGTGGGTCAGGACTACCAGACCTACTTCACCGGCACCCTCGGTGGCTCCCTGGACTTCGGCAGCGGCAACGACGAGAAGCTTGAGCTTTGCGTCGGCCTCGACCTGTCCAAGGACGACTCCTTCGTGATGCCCTGGCGTCAAGAGATCGAAGTGTTCGAGGACCCCACCTTCCATCGTCAGCGTCGCGCTGGCTTCTATGGCTTCGGTGAGTACGGCTTCTCGATCCTCGACAACCGTCGGGTTCTGCTGGGCGCCCTGTAATAGGGACCTCCAAACGGAGCTAGCTTGCGAGGGCGGCCATCTGGCCGCCCTCCTTGTTTTGACGGTGTAAATTCCGGTGGAGGATAGATATGAATGCCTACCGGATCGTCACTCGAATCCAGGATCAGGACGACTTCAGCGGCGTCCCGCAGTCCGGTCAAGTCGTTTACTTTGATTCCTCTTCCGGCAAGTTTGTTCCCGCCGACCTCCTGCCTCTTATCCCCCCTGTGGGCAGGACTCTTGCTGGCTTAACGGACGTTCAGGTGGTGGCCCCATCGGGCAATGACGTCCTCATGTACCGCTCTGGCGACCAGAAGTGGATGAACGAACACATTCTTGACGGAGGCAACTGGTAATGGCTAACACGATCAGAATCAAGCGCAGGACATCGGGCCAGGCCGGTGCGCCGTCTTCGCTTTACAACGCCGAGTTGGCTTTCAACGAGGTGGACAAGGTACTCTATTACGGCTTCGGCACGGGCGGGGCGGGTGGAACCGCAGGCTCGGTCATCGCCATTGCGGGCGAGGGCGCCTTCCTGCCGTTGTCGGGCGCCGGTACTGCTACTCTGGGCAAAGCGGTCAATTTCACAGGCACCGTGGACTTTCAGGGCACCACCACCGCTCTGACCGTCACCGCTGCGGACAACTCCACCAAGGTCGCCACCACCGCCTGGGTGAAGAACCAAGGCTATCGTACCGGCAACGAAACCATCAATGTCTTCGGGGACGCCACTGGTTCGGGCACGACTTCGATCACGGTGACTTTGGCCAATACCGGCGTGACCGCCGGGACCTACACGAAAGTCACGGTCAACTCCAAAGGCCTTGTCACCTCGGCCACCACCCTGGCCGCTTCCGACATTCCGACTTTGACTGCGTCAAAGATTTCGGACTTCGACACGCAAGTCCGCACCAGCCGTCTCGACCAGATGGCCGCTCCATCGTCGTCGCTGAGCCTGAACAGCCAGAAGATCACCAGTCTGGCCGATCCGACCAACGCCCAAGATGCTGCCACCAAGAACTATGTGGACTCCACGGCGCAGGGACTTGACCCCAAAGCTTCTGTCCGCGTTGCCACCCAATCGAACCTGAACCTGTCATCGCCCGGCTCGACCATCGATGGTATCACGATGGTTTCCGGCGACCGCGTGTTGGTCAAAGCCCAGACAACGGCCTCCGAGAACGGTATCTATATCTACAACGGCTCGGCCACCGCCCTGACCCGCGCCTCCGACGCCAACAGCACCAGCAACCTGACCGCTGGCGCCTTCGTCTTCGTCGAGGAAGGCTCCGATTCAAGTGCCGGTTATGTGTTGCAGAAGCCTGCCGGCTCCTATGTACTGGGCACGAGCAGCCTGACCTTCGTCCAGTTCAGTGGCACCGGCCAGATCACGGCTGGCGCAGGTTTGACCAAGACCGGAAACAGTATCGATGTGGTCGGCACCGCCAATCGCATCACCGTCAACGCTGACAGCATCGACATCGCCAGCACCTACGCTGGCCAGAACACCATCACCACCGTTGGCACGATTGCCACAGGCACCTGGAACGGCACAGTCGTTTCGGTCTCCTACGGTGGCACGGGCGCATCAACCCTGACCGGCTACTTGAAGGGCAACGGCACCTCGGCATTCACCGGCTCCTCGACCATCCCCGGCTCCGACATCACCGGCAACATCTCCGGGAACGCCGCCAATGTCACCGGCACCGTGGCCGTGGCGAATGGCGGTACTGGAGCCACCACGCTGTCGGGTATTTTGAAAGGGAACGGAACTTCGGCGATTAGTGCAGCGACTGCTGGCACCGATTATCTGGACCCCAACAGCACCCTTGATGGCGGCAGCTTCTAATGCCAAATACGATCCGGCTGAAGAGAAACACCTCCACGGGGGTGTCCCCCGCAGCGGGTTCTCTTTCGACCGGCGAATTGGCGATCAACACGGCAGATGGTGTCCTGTTCACAAAGAACGAATCGGGCACCGTCCTCAAGCTCGTTCCATTCAATCAATACGGCCTTCTCGTCGTCGGCACCGGAGCCACCGCCCGGTCAGTTACCTGTAGTGCGTATGCCAACGGCAACTTTGCGGCGACGGGAGACGCCCAGTACAGGACGGGCCTTCTCAGGGCTTCGACCACCACGGCGACCACCACGGAACTGAGCCTGGATGGGGCGGCCGCCAGCAACTCCAACACCTTCGTGTTGCCGAACAACGCCACCTTCCATTTTGACATCAGCGTCGTCGCCCGCAGGACAGACACGACTGGCGAACATGGGGCTTGGCACTTTTCCGGCTGTATCTCCCGCGATGCCACCGCTGCCACCACGGCTATTGTCGGCACCGTTGGCAAGACCACGGTCGCCAAGACAACTGATGCCTGGGACTGCAATGTCGTGGCTGACGCCACCAATGGTCGGCTCGTTGTCAATGTCACCGGCCAGGCAGCCAAGACGATTCGCTGGGTGGCCACCGCCAAGATCACGGAGGTGACCGCCTAATGCCAAAGAGAATCGACCAGCTTGGGGATCGCGCACCGGTCAACAATGATTGGGTGGTTTCCACGATCACCAGCGGCCCGGCTACCCGCTCCCGGCTGTACCAGCTGATCCGCAACGGCCTCGACCAGTCGGTGGACACGGGCGGCAACTCTTTACCAATCATCGGCCCCGAGAGAACCGTTACTGGCTCGGGCGGTCACATCCTGTTTGTCCCAGGCAAGAAGGCGGGTGGACCTGGAAACGCCCCCTCCGATTACTACGGCAGGGTTTACTTCGTCGCCTCGGGCGGCACCTCCCCGACCAACGCCGACTTCTACTTCGCCTTTGACACCGACAAGGTCCTGATTGTCTCCGGTCAGACAGGGTCGGGCAAGGCGATCCTCCTGCAAAGCGGCACAGCCACAGCCTGCTCGGTCCACATCGGCCAAACCCTATCCTCCGGCCCGGCGGTGGGGATCAGCGGGCCTCTTATTTCCAACGGGTTGTTCGTCAACGGCACGCAGGGCGTCTTCCAAGAAGACTTCTCCTCGTTTGATGTTGTCAATCCAAAGCTCCTCTGGCCCCGCAAGGTCTCCACGCTGGCCACCTCGGGTTCCGGTGCGCCCGATGTGGGCATTGAGCGGGCGTCCAAGGGCATCCTCAAGGTCACCGATGGATCGACCGGGGGCGGCTCCTTCTCGTCGCCGTCCTCCACAATCACCGTCTCCAGCGAGACCACCAACAATCTGGCCATCGGCTCGACCAGCTATGTCCGCCTGAATGTCACCATTTCCACGACTTTGACCGGGATTGCCCCGCCCACCGATGGCAGTCACGCCGACGGCAGGAAGGTCAGCCTGTTCAATGTCGGCACAGCCAATATCGCCTTAGCCAACAACAACACCGGTAGCACGGCCAGCAATCGCCTCCAGGTCAACGGCACCCAGATAGTTCCCCCAAGTACAAGCGTGGACTTGACTTATGACTCGACGGTGTCGAGATGGGTCGTGTCTGGCGGCAGTTCGGGGGCCTCGGGAGCGCAGGGTTCTAACGGGGCCGTGCAATATGCCTCCGGGGGATTTCTTGCGGGAGCCACAGGTGTATTTACAGATGGATCGGACTTGCGAGTGCAGGGGCCGCTCCTGACCGGTTCAACGAACACGCGGTGCGGCCTCTATGTTGTCCACAAGCTGACCCAGTCGGCCACCCCGGAAAAGTTGACCACGGACGGGCAGGCGGTGACTGGCAGCAATCAGGTGATAATGCCTGATAACGCAACCTATCTCTTTGATATTCTTGTCAGCGCACAGCGCGAAGATGCTATCGGGGAGAGGGCGGCGTTCCGCTTTGAGGGGGTCGCCTTCCGGAATACCGGGGCGGCAACGGTAGACATCCTCATCGGTGGCGTCAGCAAAACCAGCATATCCAAGTCCGAAGTTCCCTGGGATGTCTCCGTGACCACGGACACAGCCAATGGGGCGATCAGCATTGTGGTAACCGGCGAGTCAGCCAAGTCCATTCGTTGGGTGGCCGCCGTCAAGACAGTCGAGGTGCGCCGTGCCAATTAATTTTGATAAGAGTCCATCCGGGTCCATTACCCTCAAGGCGCCCTCCTCCGGCTCGGTCTCGCTGACCCTGCCATCAGCGGACGGCACCAACCGTCAGCTACTTTCGACCAATGGCTCGGGTACGCTCAGCTTCATCACGCTGATCGCCTCCGACATCCCGACGCTGACCGCGTCCAAGATCAGCGACTTCGACACGCAGGTCAGGACGAGCAGGCTGGATCAGATGGCGGTGCCAACCGCCTCGGTCAACCTGAACAGCCAGAAGATCATCAACCTGGCCACCCCCACCAACGCCACCGATGCGGCTAACAAGGATTATGTCGATAGCGTCAGCCAGGGGCTGGACCCGAAGAACTCCGTCCATGTCGCTACGACAACCAACCTGAACCTGTCCTCGCCTGGTGGCACAATTGATGGCGTCACCATGGTGTCGGGCGACCGGGTCCTGGTGAAGGATCAGACCACCGCCAGCCAGAACGGCATCTATGTCTGGAACGGTGCCGCTTCGGCCATGACGCGGGCCTCGGACGCCGACAGTGTCACCAAGCTCAACGGCGGCGCCTTTGTCTTCGTGGAAGAGGGTACTACCTACGCCACCACAGGCTGGGTGCTGCAACAGCCGGTCGGCAACTATGTGCTGGGCACCACCGCCCTGACATGGTCGCAGTTCTCCGGCGCAGGCCAGATCACCGCCGGGACCGGCCTGACCAAGTCGGGCAACACGATTGCGCTGATCACTCCCGTCACCACGGCGAACGGCGGCACCGGCCTGACCACGGTCGGCACGGGTTTCCTGAAAGGCAACGGTTCTACCCTCAGCTACGCTACCCTCACCTCCGGTGATATCCCCGACCTGTCGGCCACCTATGTGACCCTGTCGGGCAACCAGACGATCTCGGGCATCAAGACCTTCTCAGCAGCTCCGATCCTCTCGACATTGACCGGCTACCTGAAAGGCAACGGGGCCAGTGCCCTCACGGCCTCCTCGACTGTGCCAGCCTCTGACATCTCGGGCACACTGGGCGTCAGCAACGGTGGCACCGGAGCCAACACGCTCACCAGCAATGGCGTGCTGTTGGGCAACGGCACCTCGGCCGTCCAAGCGACCGCCGCAGGAACTGCCAATCAAGTGCTGCGTGTCCCCGGGGCCGGTGGGGCACCCGCCTTCGGGGCCATCAACCTCGCCAGCACCTCGGCTGTCACCGGCACGCTCCCCATTGCCAACGGCGGTACGGGCCAGACGGCGTTCGCCTCGGGCATCCTCAAGAGCGACGGCACCAACCTGTCCTCCGGGTCGCTGTCGGCGTCGGACATCCCCGACCTCTCCTCGACCTATGTCACGCTGAACACAACCCAGACAGTCAACGGGGTCAAGACCTTTGCCAGCGGCATGTTGGTCAGTCAAATCGCCCCATCGGCCAACAACTACTTTGGCATCGGTGCTTCCGGCACTCCCCTTCGCCAGTTTGACATCTGGGTCGGCTCCAACAGCTCCAAGACCACAGACCTTTTTCCCTACAACACCTCGACCTCGTCCACTCCCGTGGACTTGTATATCGATGGTTCCAGCAATGTCATGGATTTGACCACCGGAGAGACTTGGTACTACGACGCCAGAGTTTTGGGAACCCAGACCGGCGGCACCTCGGGTACGGTAGGTGACAGCTTTGCGACCCGTTTCACGGGCGTGATCAAACGGTCTTCGGGCGGCACGACTGCGATGGTTGGATCGACCTCTCAAGATATCGATGCCCGCGACACCGGAGCAGCCAACTGGTCGGCCACCACTACCGCTGACACAGTCAATAACGCCCTGAAGATTTCCTGCACGGGCGAGGCCA